ATACATAAGATGAAATTTTAGTTCCGTCTTGTGTATAAGTACATTTTTGCCCAATCGAACAGGCGCTTAACACAAATAAAAGTGCTACTAATAAATATAATTTTTTCACCAATTAGGCCCTCCACATAGTGCTAATAATATTACTAAAATAATTAGAATTCCTGTGAAATAATAATTCATAGCGCTTCTCCCTTATTGACATGATTCGCATTCTCCTGTGTCGTCAATGACGACACCACCTTCATAGGTAGAATCTTCTTCTCTACCACCGCAATCACAGTTGGTACATTCACCCTCTACATTTGTACAGTGACACATTTTATTACATTTTTTACAATATTTTTCAGTCATTTTTTGTTTCCTCTAAATTAGCGTAGTGATAATATGCTAGTTAACTAAGCTAATTATTATAATAATGGCTATAACTACACCGATCACAACTTTTTTGTGATCTTTCCATAGGTGCGCACTTTGTGACCATAATTCTTTTATAGTTTCCATAGTTCCTCCTGGTTAATCGTATATGTCTCCCCAATTATCACCAAACTCATAGTCTACTTTATTGGGAACTTCAAGTGTAACAGCATTTTCCATAATCTCAACGATTTTTTGGGCGTCTTTTTCGTTCTCAATAGATAAATCAAGTTCATCGTGAATTTGAATATGGGCTATAATTCCTTCTTTATATAGTTCCAGCATAGATTTTTTTGTCATGTCAGCAGCTGATCCTTGAATTAATTTATTTAAAGATTTATATGTGTAAGCTCTTCTAATTCCTGGTCCATGTTCCCTGAGTGCATCTTCATGCGACATGGCCTTATGCATACCAAAACTATTAGGTTCCCATAAATGAAAACGACAAAGTCTACCCAGGAGCGTTCTTATCTGTCCTCTTTCCTGTGCTCTGTTGGAAGCTTTTTCCATTAGCTGTTTAACAAATGGAACCTTGGCATGGTATTGATTAAAAAGGTCCGCTGCTTTTTCTTTAGTAACTCCAAGTTCAGCTTGAAGTTTTCCTTTTCCCATTCCATAAAATAATCCTAAATTAATTGTCTTGGCCTGGGATCTAGGGATCTCCGCCATGTCTGCTACGGTTTGATGAAAATCTGATTTAACATTATCTTTATAAGAATCTACAACATCATAGACTGAAGGTAGTTTATAAAGTGATGCATAATGAACAACGAGTCTTGGTTCCTGCTGATTGTAATCAAAACATCCCCACTTACATCCTTCTTCCGGTATAAATAAACTTCTAATCTTGGGTCCTAAGTCTTTGTTTCTTGCAGGAATTTGCTGAAGATTTGGGTTCTGGTAAGAAAATCTTCCGGTTACAGTTCCACCGGATGCATTTCTAAGTTGATTTATTTCTGCATGGATCCTACCTTTGTGTTCGTATCTTAAAATAGAATCTATAAAAGTAGTGTGAGCTTTATTAATCTCTCGTGCTTGAGCAATCATATTGACAACAGGATGTGAATGTTCCTGTAAAAAATTTTTAGTAAAGCTTGGAGCTGCAGTTTTTTCTGTACGTGGATACTCTAGTCTTAATACATCAAAGACATTGGCAATACTTCTTGCCGCCCATATCTGTGTGTCTATGTTTGTTTCTCCTTTTATTTTATGTAATAATTCTTGTTCTGATTTTTTAAATTCTGTTTTCATTGCGTGAGCCTTTTCAATATCAACTCGCACACCTTTAAATCTCATATCAACAAGACATGGGAAGAGTTCTGTTTCTAAATCAAATATGTCCTCCAGGTCCTGATTAATAATTTCTTTTTTCATCTCTTGCCACAGACCCAAGGTTACTTCTGCGTCCCGTTCTGCATAAGATCCAACATGCATAGCTGGAAGCTTATACATTTCAGCTTTAGGATTAATGCCCCATTCCTCTGCTGCTTCTGCTAATGCTCTTTCATTTTTTCCATATCCTAAATAATGCCAAGATAAACTATTAAGATCATACCTGAATCTATTTTCATCCGTCACAGCCGCAGCAATCATTGTACAAACAATATTACCATTTATTTTAAAACCCATAGCTCTTAACCAACAGACGTCATAAATAGCATTGTGAAATATTTTTGTGGAAGAGGACTCTAATATATCTTTAAGCCACAACAGAACTTTTTGTTTATCCATATTACCGCCGCCTTCATGGGCAATTGGAAAATATCCTTTATAAAAAGAAGTAGCGACAGCGATGCCTATAACTTCTCCATTACCAATAATAGAACCAGATCCCTTTTTAATTAGGTCTGGATCTCTTGTTTCTAGATCGATTGCAATTTCATCTGCTTGTCGCAGGTCTGGAAATTCTGTCGGTTTTACCCATTCTGTTTGAGCTTCAAATTTGGGTATTCTCATTAAGAATAATCTCTTTCAATTATCATATCTATAAAATGTTTTGCCTTTTCTAAATCTTCCTTTCCGCCTTTATATTTATGCCTGCAGATATATTTAATAACATTTCCTTCAGGAAAGAGCAACTCGTTCTCAATTACAAATTTACTTGGCTGAATTTTCATTTTGCGATAATGTGTACCGCCAATTTGTTTATTGTAAACTTTCGATGTCATATCCTTTATCCTCCTTTTTTGCCGCCATAATATATAAATTTTGTTTAGTACGTGTGACGCCCACATACCAAACTCTGTTTTCTTCGTCTTCTTTGTCTTGACTTTTTTCAATAGCCTCCCGGATAGTTTTAGTATTATCTAAGAGAAGAAGAACATTGTCCGCTTCACCACCTTTAGCTGCATGAATCGTTGATAGTTTAACTCTAGGATCTTTAGATAATTCTTCACCACTTTGAAGCATGTCTCTAATATATAAACTGTCCTCAGGTTCAGTTTCAAAAACTTCGAACCAAAGCTGAGTTCGTTGATATCCAAATTCCGTTAAATCATACATTCTTTCTTCAGTTCCTGGGAAGTCTTTGCCTAGGTATTCAAAAAGATCCTTGCATTCCGAGATGGATAATAAAGATCCATTTGTCCAACGGGTGTAGTTTTGTATCGCTGAATAAAGTCTTGTTTTATAGCTTTTTCTATCTTTATATTCGAAATAAATTCCCATCTCCCTAAGAATAGGTTTAAGTTTTATTAATTTATCATTGTATCTAGCTAACACTAACCACTTTCCTTCGTGTAAAGGAACATCTTCGATAGAGGTACCAAAATATATTGAGCCATCTTCATCTCGTGCCTTCCATTTTTTTTTCAATCTCCGTTCATCTGGTATCTTACTTAAAATATTGTCAGCAATATGTTGAACTAATCTAGGAACTCGATAAGATTGAGGTAATACAATTTCCTTTGCGGGTTCTTGTTGAAATCTTTTAACATCTGCTCCGGCCCAACCATAAATAGCTTGATCATCATCGCCAGCCAAGATAACATGTTTGGAATTTTTCTTTAAAACATCAAACATTTTCCATTGAATCGGCGATAAATCCTGTGCTTCATCAATAAAAACTACGTCATATTTTGGACACAATTCTGACACAATGAATTTTTCAATCATATCTGTGAAATCTTTGAGGTGATAAGATTTTTTATAATTATTTAATTCATCTCTCAAAATATATAATAAGTTTTGGTCAAGATCTTGAGAATACATGTCCGTGTTATATTCATCTTCAATAGGTATTTCCTTTATTCGAGCAGCATTAATTATATTAAAATATTCGCTGTCTGAATCTACAAAACCTGTTTTTTCTTCTCCGTTACTATAAACTGTTACTTCTATACCTACACTTCTACCTATATCTTCGTAGTGTTCGTCCTGCATCACTTCACTTTTTTTCATTCCTAATTTCCAAAAAGCAAGAGAGTGTAGGGTTCTAAAATGTTTTAAATCTTTTTCCTTGAGTTTCTTATTTTGGTCTAACATCCTATCCTTAGCTACACCGGCTGCTTTCTTAGTAAAAGCAAAATACCCAATCTTATCAATAGGAGTTCCCAGTTTAAGAAAAGTTCTTGCATAGTGTAAGAGACGTGTAGTTTTCCCTGTTCCCGGAGGCCCGAGTATTTTTCTCATCATAAGATTTCCGTTCCATACCTTTCTTTAACTATTTTTAAAAAAACTTGGGCCATTTTAGGTGTAAAACTACTTTTAGCGTTATTATACTTCCAGGAAGTAAAAATTAAGTTTTGACGACTATACCCCTTAGAATTTAGTACTCGATCTTTGGAAATATTGGTTACACATCTTTTATATTTTCCTTTTTTATTAAATATTGCATTCGTAGTCATTTCAATACCTGTTCCAGGGCACTTCATTCCATAAATCTTTTTTTGTTCTAACCAGTGGTTATAAAAATCATCAAAATCTTTAAAAGAATTATCCCTGTCACTATCCTTAATAGACTGCCACATTACTCTCATAAAACCCTTTTCACTGTTAAGACGTTTTTTAGTGGTTTTATCATATTTTTCTTTATTATTTTTTCTCCATTCTAATGTTTGCCTTATTGAGCGTTCTTTATTTTTCTGGTACCATTCTTTATCATATTCTTTTTTACGTTCTTTATCTCTCATTATATAATCTCCGTTTTATGTTTTATGTTAGTGTGGTGAATAGGTACGTTTTCAAATTCTTTTATAGAAATTTTTACAATATTTTTAGTGGGTGTGTTATATTTTCCTTTATCTTTAGTAGGGAATCTTTTTTGATCTAGAAATTCTATCTCACATTTTTTATATGTAGTTTTCATCATGATACCTGTTTTATCTTCGTTGTATTTCCAGTTCTTGGATTTTAATTTGTCATAAAATTTATCAAATTTAAAAAAAGCATATCCCTCTTCTACCAAAACAGTTCCAGTTTTAAATCCGGCATCATTCATAGCCTTAGGACCATTAATTTTGGCATGAAGTACATCGTGTAATTTTTCTCTAGAGCTTGTTCCTATTGGAGGGTTAACTATTTTTTCACTTTTCCATAAAGCATCCAGAACTATTTGATCTTTATCGCCTTTGATAATTGGAGGAGCAAATCCTGCAGCTTTAGATATTGAGTTTCTTCTTTTACGTTGGTCGTTCACATGTTCAACCGAACGACAATGAACTGTAGCTGTGCTTACTCCATCAGGTTTAATTACATCGAATTCATATTCTGGTTCAGGATCAAGATCTATTTTTTTAAGATTAGTTAAGATTGGATAATTTCCCTTAGAACCAGCTAGTACTCCAAATTTTTTCTTAACACAGATTCCTTTTTTACAATGTTCACTAATTGGCTCTTGAGTACAAGTAAATCCTTTTTCAGATTTATTCCATGATCTTAGCTTGGCGTTGAGAATTCTATCATCCCATGCATTGGCATGTTGTTCTTCAAAATATTTTACAGGTGCATTTTTAACTTTTTGTTTCCATGTGTCTGGATACTTCATCTTCACAAATACATGATAATTATACATAAATCTGTCTTTGCCATCGAATTTAGGATCTTTCATAATAGTGGATAGTGTGGCTAGACAAGGTGGCCCTTCTCTAAAGTCTTCATCGGCCCCCTCATAAATTGCCTGATCAATACCTTCAGTAATTTTATTTAATTCGTCTGGATGTACAAGATTAGATTCGACTAAAGGTATGAACTGTTCAAAAGTAAATTCTGTTCCGTCTGTATTTAAAGCTCTTCTTTCTGCTTTATTAAAATAAGGCAGATTAATAAATTGTCCTGGTCGTAGTCCCCCTCTTTCAAGATCCCGAGTTAATTGAGTTTGTTTTGGAAAAATTTCTGTTTCTGGTTTGAGTTTAAAGAGAGGAAGGAGATTACTTAAAAAAGATTTTAATGTAGCCGCATCTACAAACTTTTCCATAAAGATATATAAATGAAGGGCCCCACTTTTTGATAGAATAGGGATAAGAGGAAGTTTGTATTCTTGAATTTTGTCTATAATAAATTTTTTGTCAAAGTGATCATAATGTTTTGGATCTATATCAATAATTCCATATTTAGTTTCCCCTTCTGCGTTGCAGGGTTGCATTCCAATTGATTTAATTCCGTTTAAATGATCAATATAAACTTGATCAGTTAGTTCTTCATAATTCCAGCGATAGTCTCCTGGTTTTAATTTAAGCTTGCCGCTATCAGGATCACGATAAGCGTTCTTGATATTAGCGACACCATAGGCACCTTTATAGCCATCAAAAATCTGTATATATTTCTTTTCCATAAATATCTTTCCATGGGCCCTTAAGTCTCCCGCCGGGCCCACGTCATGCATGATTTCTTCTTCCGAAGAAATTAGAAATGCGAATCAGACCCTTTCGGTTTTTCCTCGCCATGTTTTGTTCTAACATTTCCTTTGGAAATGTTTTCCGAAAACGTT